AAGTAACAATTTTTTTAGCTGACAAAAGAATGGAGGTAGGTGTCGGTAATTACCAATGGTTCTTTGAACACAACTACCAAAACGCTGGATTAATAAAAATCATAGAGGGGTGTAGTAGTGATAATATTAAGGGTATTGATGGTGTGACAGAAAATACACTACTAACTCATTTTCCACAATTAAAAGAACGTAAAGTAACTTTAGAAGAAATATTTGAACAAAGTAAATTAATACAAGAAGAAAGATGTGATAAACCACTAAAAGTAATAAGTAATATTATAGATGGGGTATCAAGGGGAGTTCATAGAGGACCATTTTATGAGATAAACCAAAAAATAATTGATTTAAACAACCCTTTATTAACTGAAGAGGCTGGAGAATCTATAAAAAATTTAATAGAATTACCATTAGACCCTGAAGGTAGAGATTATAAGAACGTTTTAAAAATGATGATAGAAGACGGAGTTATGTACGCAATACCTGGTGGTGAGAATGGTTATTTAAATTTCATGGAACCATTTATTAGATTATTAAAAAAAGAAAAGTTAAATTTTAAAAACAAGAAAAAATGAAAAAATTTGAATTTGTATTCTACATTAACAAGAACATTATCGTACAACGTTATTTTAGTATTAAAAACTATAATAAAGACGTATTGAGGTCTATTGATTTGGCTATTTGTGTTAAAAATGTAGCTGAATTAATTAAAAAAGATTTGAAAAATAAGTCTATTGATTTCCTATGGAGAAATTATGACGAGTTTGCTGAAAGAGAAGTTATTGAAGAACAATTAAAAAATTCTGAAAAGAACATTTATGAAAATGAAGACATTTATGACTTCGAGATTAAAGTTGATGACAAGGTTATCGCGTCAACACAATTTACTGGTAATGTTTATCCACAGAGAGTTAGATATTCGGTTGATGTTAGAAGATTGATCCCATCAATTATAACAGAAATCCAAAATACTTTCTAACAAGAAAATTTTGATGTGGAATATAATGGAATTAGTCTGTAATTGTTATTTATTATTAAAGGTTAGTATATGAGTAAAGATGTTACATTAGGGTATTTAGGATACCGATTTCAAATAGAGTTAATCAATCAAATACTACATCCGGCTAATAAGAAATTTTCAGATAGAATCATAGATATAACACACCCAAAGTATTTCGATAATGAATATTTTAGGTTAATTATTGCAACAGTAAAAGACTATTATGAGAGGTATGAAAAAATACCTGCTTGGGATACTTTAGAAACCATTTTAAAGGTAGAGATAAAGGATAAAATCACCCAAGAGTACGTATTTGAAATTACTAAAGAAATAAGAAATCTTTCTGTTGAGGATTGGGAGTATGTTCAGAGAGAGTCTTTAAATTTTTGTAGACAACAAGAATTAAAAAAGGCTAACGATAAGATATCTAAAATCATCGATAACGGTGAATTTGGTAGATATGAAGAATGTGCAGAAATAATGAAAGAAGCTCTATCGGTTGGATCTGAAAAAGATGATGGTACATCTATTTCTGAAGGTTGGGATACAGTATTAGAAGAGGATTTTAGACATCCAATTCCTACGGGAATAAGTGGTATCGACGAACTTACAGATGGAGGACTATCAAGAGGGGAGTTAGGGGTTGTTTTAGCACCATATGGTGTTGGTAAGACAACAATTTTAACTAAAATCGCGAACACAGCATATAATGTGGGGTCGAATGTTTTACAGATTGTTTTTGAAGACATTCCGGATGTTATTAAAAGAAAACATGCGGCATGTTGGAGTGGTATCGAACTTAATCAATTAGCTGAGGAAAAAGAGGCTATTTTAGGGGTTATTAAAGATAAAACCACTGGTAGAGAAAACGATTTAGTTATTAGAAAGTTTCCATCAGAGGGTATTACTGTGAATCACATTAAAACTTATGTGAGACACTTAATATCCACAGGATTTAAACCTGATGTTATTGTTTTAGATTATATCGACTGTGTTGAATCAACCAAGAGATATAACGATGAATGGTCAGGTGAAGGTAACGTTATGAGAGGTTTTGAATCTATGTTAGCTGAGTACAATATTGTAGGATTGACAGCAGTACAAGGTAACAGAAGTTCTATATCATCAGACGTTGTAACAGGGGACCAAATGGGTGGGTCTATTAAAAAGGCACAAATTGGTCACTTTATTATGTCTATCGCTAGAACACTTTCACAAAAAGAAAGTAATAGGGCTACGATAGCAGTTTTAAAATCTAGATTCGGTAAAGACGGAGTTATTTTCGAAGATTGTACATTTGATAATGGTAGAGTTTTCATTGACACAGAAGCCGCAGAAACATTCTTGGGTTACGAAAGAAAAGTTGTGGAGAGAAAAGAGGAAAACGCTAAAGAAAGATTAAAAATGGCAAAAATTAGAAAACAACAAAGAAACGAAGAATCTAATGAAATCAATAATTAATTAATTTAAAAACTATTTTTAGAAAAGTAAAATGGAAAAAGAATACAAGTCAATTATAGAACAACTTGGAGAAAATGCTAACAGAGAAGGTTTATTAAAAACACCGGAACGTGTAGCAAAATCAATG